ATAACTTCATGTGCCCACTGGGTGGGTGGGTGCCATATGGATCCACTGGCAAACAAATCAGTTACGGCGTTTGCCCTAGCAATCTTATCCTGCCCGCGAGAAGGAGTGAACTCTGTAACTGGGATACCCATTGCCCTCAATTCAAATATTAGTGGGGCACCAGATGCTTTCTTCTCCACGATCATTTGATCTGGCTCATACTCCATGTACTTATCATAGGCAGCACGTTTTAAATCTGGGAACTCAAGCTTTTCTTTGTAGGCATCCAGCATGATTAGATTGGGCTGACTGCGCCCCGTGTCATCAGGATGGTAAAATACCCCCCATGTGGTGCAAGCACTATAGTCAGATCTCTGTGTCTTGAGGAATGCGGTGTCCCAAGACTGCAATATGATCTCACAGGGGGGTGGGTTGGGTCTATCCCACTCTCTCCACCACTCACGCTTGATGAGCGCCCCTTCCTCAGACGTGGGATTCTGTTGATATTGGGCATTCCACTTTGTAGGTGGAAGTTCTGCCCTCAAAGCATCCAGTTCATCCATTGACCAGAACTCAGGCCAGAGGGGTTTGCCCGAAGGCATTATAGCTGGGAACTCAATGACCTCCCATTCGTCCATACCTTTCTTATTTCCTGTAGATTTCATGATCTGCCCAGTCAGATCTCGCAGTGACCAGCGTGTCATCACGACAATGATAGCACCACCGGGCTGTAATCGCTGGCGCGGGCCAGATGTGTACCACTCATAAACACGATCATAGACTTCTGGGTTGAATTGCCCCTGTTGAGCGTCCTGTTCTGAGTGAGGATCGTCAATAATTAGGAGATCAGCACCTTTACCAGTAACTGCCCCACCAACACCAATGGCGAAGTAGTCACCGCGCTTGTTTGTGTTCCACCTTCCTGCCGCTTTGGAGTCAGATGACAGGGTTATACCGCTGAACACGTTTTGGAAGTCCTCAGATTGTATAAGGTTCCGCACCTTCCTACCAAATCCAACTGCCAACTCAGCAGTGTGGGCGGTTTGAATGACTTTCTTTTCAGGATACTTTCCTAGAAACCACGCTGGCAGTAAGTAAGAGGCGAACTCTGACTTGGTATGACGGGGTGGCATGTTGATAATCAGACGTTTTAACTCACCACTAGCCACACGCTCAAACGCACTCGCCATTTTCTGGTGATGCCGCCCACTAATAAAGCTAGGCCACATGAGATTCACAAAGGAAATGAAGTCTTCCTTAGCTTTCTTCTTGTTCTGCACATCCTCAAGAGCTTCAAGATCCTTGAGAAGGGCAGCTTTCTCATTGGGTGGGAGCTTTGATATCTGAGACAGAACTTGACTTAAATCTCGCAAGCCGTTCCCCCTATATATATCAGGTAAACAGTTATATACCTTTAACTGTTATATACCTTTAACAGATATATAACTTATCTATACCTGATATATAATAGTAGTAAATATATAATATGCTGTTTTATGAAAAAAGTTTAGAAAAGTTCAAAGTTTCATAAAGTAGTTCATAAGGTTCAAAAGGTTTATAGGGGTGGGGTCTGTGTTTCATCAGTGTTTGAGATTATTTGTGTGTAATACTATGTATGGTCAGAATAATCGGGCGCGCTCGCGGGGGGTGGTCGGGGGTGGGTGGGGGTAAAACTCCTTTTAATTCTGTGCGTGTGCGAGGCAAAAGTTCAATAGCACTTTTTTCACATGCCCAGCCGCTTGAGCCGCGCCTCGATATCTGCCTCGATTTCATCCGCGCTGCGCTCTGCCTTCTCTGTGGTTTCAACACGATCAATCCATAGCCCGCAGTTCTTGCCAAGCAGTTCCAAAGCCCGCACCCTTGCGCCATCCTGCACGTCTTGATCCAGCGCAATCTCTTGAAGCTGTTTCAAAACCAGATCTGTTCGAGAGAGGCCTAACACGCGCTGCTCTGCTTCTTTCTCCACAGCCATCTGTTCCAGCCTAGTTGAAACCTTGGGGTTCTCTGCTGCGAGCCTGTAAGCTTCTCTATGCACTGTAGCATCTGCCATGTTCTCCGCATCATACGCAGCCCTGTAAGCCTCAGAGAAACTGCTACCGCTCATGACCGCCATGCAGAAAGCTTCCTGTTTGTCTGTCAGTTGACTTGCTCCAGCGTTAGGGGATCGCTTGCGGGTTTTCTTTGGTTCACTGGCAGCTACAACCGTGAGCTTTGGCTTGCCTTTTGACGTGCTGCTTGTTGGTGTTTTTTTCATCTCATGCCCTTTTTTCTCAATGTTTTCAGTGGGTGGTATTATTACACCCCACTAGCAGCTTGCACTCCTGCCCCAGCAAATCACCCCGCGAATCAGTAAAACGAATCACCTGCGAATCACCCCTGATTTGACGTGCTGCTTGTCCATCCAGATCCCCGCTGCAAAAGTTCTATTGCACTTTTTATATCAGCCAAACCCCTACTTTTAAAGGCTTTTAGTGCTAAGGTAACTTTAATCAACATTAGGGGTAGACAAGGGAGTCATTAGCTGTCATAAGGGTGTTGCGGATTCGTTGAGATCCAGCGGCGTCAGGAAGGAGCGCCACCGCCAACAACCCCGTTTCGCCAGTTTCTCTCTGGAAGTGACATAAACCAAAAGAGACGCCGTAAGGCCAAAAGGTCAGACCCAACGATAATAATTACATGTCTGACTGAGTAGGGAACCAGAGGTTGTGCCGCAGTAACGGCAAGTCAGTGATCGTTAGTTGATCCCCGTAAAACGGGGTCTGGTATCGGACGTTTTCTCTCGCTGGGCAGTGATGCCTTCCACAAGCATCATCCCCCAGCAATGTCAGTGAGGAACGGTAGAGAGCGCGAAAGCTGACTGTTTGTGAGATTTTTGTAGGGGCCGCCATGGTGCCGCCCCTGTGATAATTTCATGAGAGGAGAAACCAAAATGGCAAAATATGTTTTCAGGGTCATAAGCTGTCCACAAGCATCATCCCCCAGCAATAACACACCTAGAGATCTGGCGATGAGCCTAGTCGATCCCAATGCTGCCACCTACACGTTCAGCGAGCGGCAGATGCTGCAAGCTTGCTTGGCCTACATGTCATGGGATGACGTGATCGACATGCTCAAGGAAAACCAGATGCTTGAGCAATTTACCGCAGCCGAATTGGCTGAGCATCAAATTTATGAAACCTCTTGAAAGGAGAAACCACCATGGCTTCAATTACTGCAAAACTGCTAGGCGTGAACAAGCTTGGCATCAGCATGACCGTCACCTTGAAAGGTGACCTAGGTGAGCACTGCATGACAATCAGAGCATCCAACAAGGTGTATGATTGGCATTATTATCTGTCTACACCAGATGGCACATGCTTCGCCTTGAGATGTGATGAGTTCCTGCATGATGATAGCAGTGGACTAATGGAAAGCTTCGACGTTGAGAACGTCTTTCACGTCACCGCCATGATGCAAAAGGTTATGACCATTGGGGACAAGACCGTAGCCGCCGCAGCATAGGTTTTACACTACATGCCCCGTCATCATGCGGGGCATTGAGGGTAAAATCACCCATAACATTGTCAGCCTAGAAGGAAGATACAGATGACAAAATCAGCATTTCAAATCCAAGACGCAACCGTGAACCTGATTGGCAAAGCGGAGCAACAGATCGGTTCTTTGAAGGCCGATAACAAGGCAAACAACGATGTTGCCAATGGTCACAAGATCGGGGCTTATTGCGAGCTTATCGCTGCGCTTGCCACTGTGAAGTTGGTCAAGGGTAACCTGCCCCGTGCTGCTTCAAAACAAGTGCGGGAAGCCCTCGCTGTTGCTGGTCTGAAAGAGGCCACCATCAAGCGGTACATGGAGAACTCAGTCGGTGCTATACGGCACTTTGAGATCGGCGGCATGGCGAATGCCACTGCCACCATGGTTGGTGAGTTCTTTGAGACCCACAATATCGACAGCGAGAACAAGCTGGCGAAGCTGGTCAAAGGTGAGGGCGGTAAGTCCAAAGCCCAGCGGTTGGCTGAGCAGGTTGTCGGCAAG